TAAAATCACACATACAGTTTTACAATGGAATCAAGACAGCAGACATTCAAGAAACACTGATCAAGAGTGCTGCCGATCTTATCACAGAAGAAACTCCCAACTATCAATATGTAGCAGGTCGTCTGATTTGCTATCATCTACGCAAGCAGGTGTATGGTCAGTTCCAACCATGGCACATACTTGACCTGGTTAAAAAAAATGTCACAGCAGGCTTCTATGATGCAGAACTGCTAGAAGCTTACAACACAGACGAATGGGAACGCATTAACTCATTCATACGTCACGATCGCGACGAACAGTTGACCTATGCTGCCATGGAACAGTTCCGTGGCAAGTATCTTGTACAAAATCGTGTCACAAAAGAAATCTTTGAAACACCACAGATGGCCTATGCGCTGATTGCTGCCACCTTGTTCCAGAACTATCCCAAAGACAGTCGTATGATGTGGGTACGCGACTACTATGATGCTATCAGTCAACATCAAGTTTCATTGCCCACTCCTGTGATGGCTGGTGTTCGTACTCCTATGCGACAGTTTTCATCATGTGTGTTGATCGAAACTGATGACAGTCTTGACTCAATCAATGCCACATCAAGTTCAATTGTCAAGTATGTAAGTCAAAAAGCCGGCATTGGTATTGGCGCTGGTCGTATCCGTGCGTTAGGATCACCTATTCGCAACGGCGATGCATATCATACAGGTGTTATTCCTTTTTACAAAATGTTCCAGGCGGCTACCCGCTCGTGTAGCCAAGGCGGTGTGCGCAATGGAGCCGCTACTCTTTATTACCCTATCTGGCACTACGAAGTAGAAGATCTCTTGGTACTGAAAAACAACAAAGGTACCGAGGACAATCGTGTGCGCCACATGGACTACGGTATCCAGTTCAACAAAGTAATGTATGAACGATTGTTGACTGGCGGAGACATAACTTTATTTTCTCCCCATGATGTACCCGAGATGTACGAAGCTTTCTTCACTGATGTAGATCGTTTCCGTGAACTGTATGAAACAGCCGAACGAAATACCAAACTCCGTAAGAAGAAAATCAAAGCCATAGATTTGTTTACTGCATTCATGCAAGAACGCAAAGACACTGGTCGCATTTATCTACAAAACGTTGATCATGCCAACACTCACAGTAGTTTCAAACCTGACTTGGCTCCTGTTAAAATGAGCAACCTCTGCTGTGAGATTACTCTGCCAACCAAGCCTTTGACTGATGTGCATGATGACAAAGGCGAGATCGCTCTTTGTACACTCAGTGCCATCAACTGGGGTGTGTTCCGTGATCCAGAAGACATGGAAAAGGCCTGTACGTTGTCTGTGCGTGGTCTTGATGCGTTGTTGAGTTATCAAAACTATCCCATCATTGCCGCACAATTGGCCACGGAAGCACGACGTCCGTTGGGTGTAGGTATCATTAACTTTGCCTACTGGTTGGCCAAGAACGACTTGAGCTACAGTGATCCAGCGGCATTGCCTGTGGTTGATCGTTGGGCTCAGCACTGGTCATATTACTTGATCAAAGCGTCAGTAGATCTGGCACGTGAGTTTGGTGCTTGCCCCAAGAGCAATGAAACCAAGTATGGCGATGGCATACTGCCTGTTGACACATACAAACACGAAGTTGATGAACTAGTACCTCACGTTGATGCTGTGGACTGGGCTGGACTACGTGCTCAGTTAAAACAGCACGGCATTCGTAATTCTACACTGATGGCGTTGATGCCTGCAGAAACATCGGCACAAATTTCCAACTCCACCAACGGAGTAGAACCTCCACGCAGTTATGTTTCAATCAAGCAAAGCAAGGATGGTGTGCTCCGACAAGTGGTACCTGAGTACCGCAGACTTAAAAACAAGTATGAACTCTTGTGGGATCAAAAAACTCCTGAAGGTTATTTGAAAATCATGGCCATTCTCCAGAAGTATATTGACCAGGGCATATCCGTAAATACCTCATATAACCCACAGTTCTTTGATGATGAAAAAATACCAATGAGTGAAATGCTCAAGCATGTGATTATGTTCTACAAGTACGGTGGCAAGCAACTCTATTACTTTAATACCTATGATGGGTCGGGTGAAATTGATGTTGAACGCATGAACAACAAAGAGATAATTATTGAATCAGTAGACGCTAGTCTATCCGCAGATGATGCCGACTGCGACAGTTGCAAAATATAAAAGAGAAAACAATGAGCGTACTTAATCTTCAAAAGAATCGTGACCACACCACCAGCCTGGCCTTTCTTGATCCCAGGGGTGGCCTGGGCATGCAAAGATATGATACATTAAAGTATCGTCAGTTTGACAAACTCACAGACAAACAGTTGGGATTTTTTTGGCGTCCTGAAGAAATAGATGTGCTACGTGATGCCAAAGACTTCAAGGACCTTACACCTTTTGAACAGCATATTTTCACTGCCAATCTCAAGCGTCAGATACTGTTGGATAGTGTGCAAGGTCGTAGTCCCAATCTAGCCTTCCTTCCTATCGTCACACTGCCTGAGTTAGAAACATGGATCGAAACATGGGCGTTTTCAGAAACCATCCACAGCCGTTCATACACACACATCATTCGTAATGTGTATTCAGATCCTGGCCGGGTATTTGATGAGATGTTGGACGTGGACGACATTATTGCCTGCGGCAACGACATCTCCAAATACTATGATGACTTGATACAATACAGTCAATGGTACCAACTGTTGGGCGAAGGCCAACATGAGTGCAATGGTAAGAAATTTGAAATTTCCGCCTATGAGCTCAAGAAGAAATTATGGGTGTGCCTTAACAGTGTAAACGTGCTGGAAGGTATTCGCTTTTATGTGTCGTTTGCTTGCTCATGGGCATTTGCTGAACTTAAAAAGATGGAAGGCAATGCCAAGATTATTAAATTGATTGCTCGTGATGAGAACGTGCATCTTGGATTCAGTCAGAGTCTGTTGAAGATATTGCCGCAGGATGATCCTGACTTTGCCAAAATCAAACAAGAAACAGAATCAGAAGTAGTGGCCATGTTTGAGTCAGCTGTGGCACAAGAAGAAGCCTGGGCAGACTACTTGTTCAAGGATGGGTCTATGATTGGTCTCAACAAACAGTTGCTCTGCGACTATGTGGAATGGATTGCTCATAAACGCATGACCGCCTTGGGCTTGCCCAATAAATATCGCGGTGGATCCAACCCACTGCCATGGACACAGAAGTGGATTGCTGGCGGCGATGTGCAAGTAGCCCCACAAGAAACTGAAATCACCAGCTATGTTATCGGCGGTACCAAACAAGACGTAGATTCAAATACATTTACAGGAATGAGCTTATAGATGAAAAAACGGAATTATACCAAAGAGGATGTAAAAAAGTTACAAGGTAGTTTAAAAATAGAATACACACTGGCACGACGTGGTGCCACAAAACTACGTGAGCTATTAGCAACAGAACCATTTGTGCCAACGCTAGGCGCATACAACGGTCAGCAAGCAGTTCAGCATGCCAAGGCAGGATTAAAGGCAATTTACTTGAGTGGTTGGCAAGTGGCCGCGGCGGCCAACACCGCAGGTCGTGTTTACCCAGATCAAAGTTTGTACCCAGTGGACTCAGTTCCTGCTGTGGTCAAAGAAATCAATAACGCACTACGTCGTGCAGATCAAATCCAAACACTGGAAGGTGTAGGTACAACAGATTATTACTTGCCTGTTATTGCAGATTGTGAAGCAGGCTTTGGTGGTGCCTTAAACGCATACGAACTAACACTCAGCTGTATTGAAGCCGGAGCCGCCGCTGTACACTTTGAAGATCAATTGAGCAGTGAAAAGAAATGCGGACACTTGGGTGGTAAAGTTTTAATCCCTACTAAACAGGCTATCCGTAATTTAAATGCCGCAAGACTGGCCGCCGACGTAGCAGAAGTGGACACAGTTATTCTTGCTCGCACAGATGCAGAGTCAGGCACATTGATCACCAGTGATATCGATCCTGTAGATCAGGCATTTGTTGATTACGACAAAGGACGCACGGACGAAGGCTTCTATCATTTCAAGAACGGTTTAGATGCTTGTATCGCTCGTGGCCTGGCCTATGCTGAGTACGCAGACCTGTTATGGTTTGAAACATCAACACCGGACTTAGAACAGGCTCGTAAGTTTGCTGATGCCATTCACGCTGTATTCCCCAATCAACAGTTGGCATACAACTGTTCACCCAGCTTCAACTGGCGCAAGTATTTGACAGAAGAACAATGCGAAACTTTCCAAGCAGAAATTGGCCGGATGGGCTATGCTTATCAGTTCATCACACTTGCTGGGTTCCATTGCAACAACTTGGCCACATTCGAAATGGCCGAAGCCTATCAGAAAACTGGCATGCGTGGTTATTCAGAAATGCAACAGCGTGAGTTTGCCGCACAAGAGCGTGGCTTTACCACAGTCAAACATCAGCGTGAAGCAGGTGTTCCATACTTTGATGCCATTGCCACAGCAGTTGGTGCCACATCAACCACAGCACTGGCACACTCCACCGAAGCGGATCAATTTTAATGCTTGAGACTTGCTGTGATATTCTTGTAGATGCTTACAAGCGTAACTGGATCACTAGCCGTGATGGAAATATTTCTATTCGCCATCATGACCGTGATCACTTTTACATCACTCCTAGTGGTGTGCGCAAGCAGACCATGCAACCAGATCAATTTAAAAAAATTCTAATCAAACCACCTAATTCTTGGAACGAACTAGGTACTGGTCTATTGTCTGATCGGTGGGGTTGGAAAGAATTACCCTACAGTGACATCAGTGCTAACCTAAAGCCCAGCGGAGAAATGCCATTACATTTTGGATTACAAAAACAAATGGGACAACATCGTGGGGAAGTGCGTGTGGTAGTACATGTGCATCCTACCTACTGTATTGCGGCCATGCATGCTGGCATTGATCTTAGTAGCATTAGCAACAACTTTCCAGAACTCAACCGATACACTCGAGTAGCACCCAATGTTGGCGATGTACCTCCAATCAGTCAAGAGCTGGCAGATCAATGTCATAAAAATCTTCAGTTAGACGACGAAGGAAATATTGCTTATGACATAGTAGGAATCAAAGGGCACGGCGTTGTGGCCATTGATACTACTCCCTGGCGAGCCTATGAACACATAGAACGCTTAGAGCATATTTGCAAGATTGTGCTTGCGTCGGGAGTGTGATGCAGTTTGTCAGCGATCAAGACGTGTATGACTCATGTCCGGCTGAATGGTTATGGATCTATGACAAACTCATATTGGCACGAAGACAAGGCATCGCCGCTGGACCAGCTGGCATTCCCGTGCCATGGTCTGGAGAATATGTGATAAGACCTATCACAAACATCCGTATGATGAGTCGAGGTGCGCAGATCTTGTGGATGGAAAAAGGTGACAGTGAAACAGTCCCTGATGGATTTTTTTGGTCTCAGGTCCTGGAAGGACCGCATGTGTCAGTAGACTATCATTGGGGGGAACAGCATCTCACAGTGCAGGGTTTTAGAGATGATCCTCGGAGATTGGACCGCTTCTCACGATGGTGTCGGACGGATGTGGATCGTCCTTTGCCTGAGATGTTACACGATTTCAAAGATCGACAAGAATGGATCAACGTGGAATACATTGGTGATCGCGTGATAGAAATACATCTAAGATACAACGACGACTTCCGCAATCACAACAGTGATGAAATCATACCTGTTTGGCAGGGCCAAGATGCCACACCCCCTCCGGGCTACGGCTGGTATGCCAGCGCCGCAGGTGAACGCCTGGGTTTCTGGACTCGCAATAAATAAAACTGCTGTGAAATACACAAGAAATAATTACAATATCAGATAAAAGAAAACAATGCTTACAGTATATTCAAAAAAACATTGCCCATTTTGCGATCGAGCCAAGGCATTGTTGACCAACAAAAATATCGCGTTTGAAGAAATCAAAATTGACGAAGATGTACAAGCTCGTGAGTTTATCATGGAACAAGGGCATCGCACAGTTCCACAGATCTACTTTGAAGGTAAATTATTTGTCGAAGGTGGGTTTCAAGGTTTAAGTAAGCTGAGCACAGACGAGATTCGTACTCGTATGAGCCTTACTGATAACCTAGGAACCTTATGAATCATTTAACACCCGGTGAAATTTACACTTTTAAACTTGTCAGCGGTGAGGAAATTACCGCTAAAATCTTCAAAAATACTGACGGTGTTTTTGAAGTAACTCAACCCATCAGCATGGTGTTGGGTCCCCAAGGGCTACAAATGATGCCCAGCTTGTTCAGCTCAAATCCCGAAAAAAATGTCTATATAAATACTGTTAATATTGCCATGGCGGCAGAAACTCGCGAAGATGTGCGAGCCAAGTATATCGAAGCCACTACCGGAATCGTTACTCCGCCTGCCAAGCAAATCATAACAGGATAAAATTATGCCACCAGCAGTGAGAATCGGAGATCCAAACATAGCAGGAGGATTAGCACTTTTTCCCGGCGCACTAAGCGTTCTTATCAACGGCCGCCCGGCCTGCACCACAGGAACCATAGTGACGCCACATCCGTGTTGTGGAGCAAAAGGTTGCCAGATACATTGTGTAGCAGTTACTACTATCGGAAGTCTTAGTGTGTTAGCCGAAGGCAAACCCATAGTATATGTTGGATCTCCTGATACCTGTTTCCACCCTCGAGCATTTGGAAGCCTTGACGTTATAGTTGGAACCTAAGTATGGCATGTTCTGGTGCGCTAACTTCGATCATTATGACCGCAGCCGGTGCATTCATTGCCAACGGCGGCCTCAGTGAAATATTTGGTTCAGCACCTTTTAGTTCAGCCGCTGGAGCCGCTGGAGCCGAGACTGTAGTATCAGCAGGTGGCAGTTCCATGTCCACTGCCGCCAACACAGTATCTGGCGCCGTGGCCACTACCAACACCAGTTGGTTCAGCGAACTTTCCACAACTCTATCATCTATGAAAGATTCTGTGCTGGAATTCACAGCACCCATGCGAGAAGCCTGGAGCAATATTGCCAATGCGCCAGTGGCCGCAGGCAATGAAGTATTCCTAAGCACAGTGGGAACATACGGACCAAAGACAGCACAGTTCTTGCAATCAATTACTACAAATGCATTCCAAACTGCACTCACTCAAGGTATTACCTGGGCTGGACAAAGTTTGGGAGGAACCGGGCAACTGGTCGCCGGAGTGCTCACTGGAGACCCCAGTAAAATTGGTAGTATATTTTCTGCGGCACAAAGTTATGTTAACACAGCAAATTCATTTGTCAACGCGGCCAAGAATGCTGAAACTTATCTCAACAAAACTTTTACCAATCTTGACAATACCATCACTGCTGGCATCACCGGGGTTTCAAACTGGGTTGAAGGACTAGGAGATGATATTTCAAAGTTGGGCGAAACAGTAAGTTGGGAAAATCTTAAAAATCTTGGTAGCCCTGGACAACTCTTGGCCAACATGGAAAACACTGGTACTCTTGGCCCCATGTATGAAAAACTCAGCAATATTACCATCAGTGAGAAAACAGCACAAGAGCTAGGATACAACATATTGACCACAGCCTATGGCAATATCACAGGAACAAGAAGTGGATTTACCTTGAGAGATCTCGGGGTTGATTTAAATCAACTGGCTCGACAAGGTGCTGCCTTACCACCAACTCTACAAAAAGACATCTACACTGTGTTAGGCACACTGGATTCCACTGAAGTCCGGCAAGTCAAATCGATATTGAATAATACACAAGCCACAGTGACCACCGGTCAAGACTTGCTGAATCCACAAAAATTATTTGGCAAGAGTTTTAAAACATTGACCACACCAATACGTACTGCCAGCGCAGGATATCGTGCCATCTATGAAAATGATTCTGGGTCCGTGAATCCCGAGCTCAACAATCTAGGCGAAGATCTCAAAGGAATCATTCCGGACGATCTAGCAGTGGCCAATTCAGCATTGAGTCGCAGTTTCTTGCAGATCAAAGGAATCCAAAGCACCAGTACTGAACAATTGGCAGAGGCCACTGCCAACATGGAAAACCTCAAAGATTTGCCATTGTTGCAGGATCAGCAAGAATATGTCACTCCGGGTGTGATTGAATTCTGGGAAAACATGTATGGCAGTGATTACGACATACAATTAAATACCGGAAACAACAATACACTGGTTGTGAGCGACGTGATTGGATTTGCTGGAGGATACAACAGTGGTAAACCAATCAATGACAACTTACCTTTGTATGACGACCTAGTGGCACAAGGAGCCTTTGATGAGTTTACACAGGGCCAGGGTATCTATCAAACCATACAAACCATGTGTACAGGCATATGGACAGCAGAAGATCCAATGACGCCTGGCGACTGGTATACCACTATTCCTGTGGGCTGGGCGGCTGCCGGAATCTATGGCCCATTCCCAACAGCAGAAGAATCGTTTGAGGATGCTTGGCTCAACGGTGTTATTCCATTTACGGCCTTGGCCAACGTGGATATCTACAACAATTATTCAAATGCCAAAGAGGTCTATGTCAATGAAATCACTTGGCAAGATCAGTTGGGTAGAGAATATCTCAATCGTCAGCGCATGGATCTTGTTATTGACGATATACGTCCTAGCAACAATACTGCTATCAGTTTTGCGCAGAGTCTACCAAGTTATGGTACCCAAACTGATTTTGGCGGACCGGCCATGTGGTTAGAACGCACAATTGATTCTACCAGTCTCGGGGGACAAAGCGTGATTGCGGCCATGCGCGAAGGTAGAAACACCAAACGCCTTAGCCAAGCAGGCCTGCAACAAGACGGTCCAATCAGCACTGAGGGATTGGAATACCCAGGATCATTGACTCCTAATCAGTACGACGAGCAAGAAGCCAACGATTTAGTAATACGAACCTAAGTTAGTGCGCACTAACCTCTGTGTTTTTGGGAGGTTGACCTGAAATGAATCTTTCTTTATAATAGTTGCATACAGTTAAAAAAGGAGCTGGTATGCGCCGCAAGACTATTATAGACGGTTTCCGCAACGGACAGAAATTCCGTGTTATTTTCCGCAATGGTGGCAGTGAATACGATGTTGGTATGTACATGACCATACAACAAATGACAGACAACATGGCCACTGTTCGAGCAAGAACCGCTGTATGGGATGCCATGTTGAAGTTGGCCAATATGCGATATTTTGCTCAGGTCAACAAAGAACCCATGCCAGTGGGACTGGTTTGTGATTCCTCAGGTTTTCAAGTACAGGTAGACTTATGCGAATGACACCCTTGGGAGTGAGTGTGGTAATTACTCTTCATCCTGAAGACGTAGAGACCTTGCAACTCATACAACACCGACACAGTCGCGATGATCATACAGGCATCATTGCTCACATTTTATCACAATACGAAATGAAGGCTGAAAGTGGCCTAAATACAAAGGTACAGGCATGACTCAGGCTCGCAATTGGCAAAGTGAAGAATATAATGGACTCAAAGTGGCAGTAGATTGGATACAAGATCTCGAAGGCAACGACTCTAGGCTACACAAAGAAGCAGTGATCGAAAAGGCTCTAGTGGCGGCTCGTTTGGGCTCAGCAGGTGCTCAGTGTTTTTTATACAACTGTTACCTGGCCTACAATCCTTATTTCGTCTATGGTGTAAAGAAAGTTCCAGAGACCAAGGACCTCACAGGCAAAGATAATCCCTGGGTGGAGTTTTGGGCACTCACAGAAGCTCTCCGAACTCGTAGCATCACTGGCAACCGGGCACGTGATAAGATAGAAGAGCTGGCCAGTCGTTTTGACTCTGATGAGTGGAACGGCTTGGCCCGCCGAGTGCTAATCAAAGATCTTCGTTGTGGCGTCAGTGAAAAAACACTAAACAAAGTGCTGGGCAATTCAGAATGGAAGATTCCTGTGTTCACTTGTCAGCTGGCCACAGACTCCAATGACCATCAATCAAAGCTCAAAGGCTCTAAGCGTATTGAGTGCAAGTTAGATGGTGTGCGTGTGTTGGCATTGGTAACCAAAAGCCATGTAAACCTCTACAGTCGTAATGGCAAGCCTTTTGAAAATTTCCCTCAAGTGGCCGAAGCCATTGAATCTTTTCGTAATAAAATGAGCCTTGCTACCAAAGGGCCTTTTGTGTTGGATGGCGAGATTGTAGGCGAGAGTTTTCAAGCCTTGATGAAGCAAGCACAACGCAAAAGCGATGTCAAAACAGAAGGCATGACCTATTATGTATTTGACATCATACCCATTGCTGACTTTGAACGTGGATTCTGGAATGCTCAACAGCACAAGCGCACCCAGATCTTGGAAGATCACCAGGCCGTGATAGATGCCAGTGAATGTGTGCGTATAATGCCAGGCCTGGACGTGGATCTAGATACCAGCGAAGGACATGACATCATGCGGCGCTTTGCTGACGATGCTGTGGCCCGAGGATACGAAGGTATCATGATCAAGTCAGTGGATGCGCCCTATGAATGCAAGCGTAGCAGTTTCTGGATGAAATGGAAGCCCACTATAACAGTGGATTTGAATATCATTGGGTTTGAAGAAGGCACAGGTCGCAATGCCGGCCGGTTGGGTGCTATTATTTGCGAAGGAGTAGACAATGATCGTAATATTCGTGTTAATGTGGGCAGTGGCCTTTCCGATGCTGATCGTGATGAATATTGGGGTGCCCGAAATGACCTACTTGGCCGAGTGGTTGAGGTTGCGGCAGATGCTGTTACCCAAAATCAAGATGGAACCTACAGTCTAAGATTCCCTCGCTTTGTGCGATTCCGTGGATTTGAACCAGGAGAAAAGTTATGAACGAGCCCAACGATCTCAAATTTACTACTGCTGGGCAGTATATGTTGGAGCAACAGGCTACCAAGCCAGTCTTGCCTTATTTCATAAACGAAGCGGGACTAAAGATTGATAACAACACAGGCCAGCTTTATCAACCCCAAGAATCCGGTCAGTGCTTGCCACCATGAAAGAAAAAAATGAACGAACTGTTATTTGCATTAGTGATTATAGCTCAGGTGCCAACCATGCCCGACCAACAAGTGGCTGTGTTTACTTCTAGAGAACAGTGTATGCAAGAAGCACACAGCATCATACAGCAAGGACCCAGCGCATACTGTGTTCCCATTGCTCAACATCCTAGTGTAGAAGAGCAGACTAATAAAACAAGGAACAGTTAAATGATTGATTTTGGTATCCGCTTACGCAATCCTTTTCAGTGTCGACTTTTCAGTAATATATGGAACGGAGCCTGGTCCCTGACAACCTACAAGTTTGTTGAACTACAGTTTAGTCGTTATGCGTTTAACTGGTTTGAACTTGCTGTAGATTTAAACTGGCGGCAAACAGATCATGCTGGCCCCTGGATCACTGTCAATGTATTTGGATGGACTGTGGATTTGCGTATAGTGGATAGTCGACACTGGGATGATGTAACCAATACTTGGGCAACTTATGAAAGCACTTGAAGATCCTGATCTCTCTGCTGAACAAAAGCAGTTACTGAACGAAATACAAGGCGTCCGCTATGTTGTGATCAACGAACAACATGGCGGTTTTGGTCTGAGTCCAAATGCTATCCAACGCTATTTAGAAATCAAAGGCATGGAATATTATGCCGAGGACAATGATCGATTTGGTGGACTTGTAGGACCCAAATATTGGTTAGTGCCCAAAGAACAGCAACTACAAGAACCTGATGCTGAAACCTGGCATGGCATGACCATAGCCCAAAGACAACAGCACAATCAACTCTATGATCAACAGGTATTTTCTG